GCATCAAGGCAAAAGTTCTTCAGGTATTATCTTCAACACAATCAACAACAAACAATACAACATTATATGTCAAGTTTGAGAGTACATCTGATGATTTACTCAATCAATATTTTATAGATGGAGAGAATTTAGTTACTCTTACTGACTTTACATATGGATCTACCACAATTACAAATGGTAGTGATTTTGCAACATGTATCCTTTCAAATGCAACTGGTACTGCTAGTTCATTCACTATGAATAGAGGGATCTATTTTGCTCGTGGTGCATTTGTGGAGGTTTCCAATGAAACACTTATTCTCGATCAGTATTCCAACTCTCCCTCGTACAGAGTGGGTTTCTTTGTCAAAGAGGATGTTGTCACTGCTGTTGATGATAATAGTCTATACGATAATGCTGCTGGATTCTCCAATTTTACTGCTCCAGGTGCTGATAGGCTCAAGATTAGTTTATCACTTACTAAGAAAGGTCTAACTGATTTTCAAGATGAAAACTTCATTGAATTATTCAGGACAGATGCAGGTGTAGAAAAGAAAATTGTAGATAGAACTGTATATAATCATATTGCTGATGAATTTGCAAGAAGGACATTTGACGAGAGTGGTAATTATTTTGTAGATAAGTTTGATCTTGAAGCAAAAGAGAGTTTGAATAACAGATTTGATTATCTTGGAACATTCTATACAAATCAGAAAACAGAAGAAGGAAATACACCTAGCAAAGATCTAATGAACATCAGGGTAGGTCCTGGTAAAGCGTATGTAAGGGGGTTTGAGGTACAGACATCTGGTCATGCATTTTTAGATGTTGCAAAACCAAGAACCACTAAGAAGGTAGAGAATTCAGCAATACCATTTCAATCTGGTAACAAACTAAGATTGAATAATGTACTAAATGCTGCACAAATCAAACTCAATGCTGCTACATCAGATTTTGTTGATCTTCGTAGTGCTAGATTAGGATCAACCAAATCAAATGCTGCAGGTAATAGTATAGGAAGAGCGAGAGTATACGATTATAAACTTCAGAACGCTGGATACACAGGTGATACATCTGTATATGAAATATACCTATATGACGTTCAGACAGACACACAACTTACTCTCAATCAAGCACATTCAATCGCTCTACCTGCTGTTATAGAGGGAGCAAGTAGTGGTGCAAGAGGTTTCTTGAGATCTGCTGTGTCAAGTTCTACAACTGTCACATTGAATCAGGTATCAGGTCAATTTATTGCAGATGAAGCGATTATTATCAATGATGTACAAGATGGAAGGGTTATAAGTTCAGTTACTGAGTTTGATATATCTGATGTAAAATCAGTAAGATCAACTGCTGCAAGTAGAACATTTGCTGCTGACGTTGTATTAGAACCTAAAAAGAATTTTGCAGGTAGATCATTTACCATAACCACTGGTGGTGCTGTAACAAGTGGTACAACTGGATGGGTGAAAAACTTCAAAGTCGGAGATGTGATTGCATATAAAATTGCTGGAAAAACAGATATCACATTCAACGTTGTAAGTGCTGTAAGTCCTAGTGGTAATAATATAACTGTTGTTGCTGCACCACATACTATAACAGGTATATGCGATAAGGCACTGCCTTCTTCTAATGTTACTGTAAGTGGACTACAAATAGTTTCAGCGAAGATCAAAGACTCTAATAGTGGGTTCTTGTATGCAGAATTACCAAACAATAATATTGAGTCTGTAGATCTTACAGATTCCACTCTGTTTATTAGAAAAGAAGATACTTCTCAAAGCACAAATGGATCAGGTCAGATGACTCTACCATCTTTGAGTGGCACAGATTTTGTATATGCTGGATTTGATGAAGAAAGATATAATGTAGTATATTCAAATGGTGCTGTACAGGCACTGACATCGGATCAGGTTGTATTGACAGGTGGTGGAAAAGGAGTCACAATATCAGGATTATTGAATTCACAATCCAATGTTGTTGTGCATAGCACACATCAGAAGAGTAAAGTTAAGTCAAAACAAAAGTCTCTTACAAGAGGTGCTACATCTCTTATTGTAGGATCAAGTAGATCATATTCTGGTGTAAGCACATCTATCGCTGATGGATTGACACCTAGTTCTGTATATGGTTTGAGAGTTCAGGATAGAGAGATATCTCTAAATGTTCCTGATGTTATAAGAGTGAACGCTGTATTTGAATCTTCAGGCACAGGTGCTCCTACAGTTCCCACACTCACTCTTGCATCTTTCAACGGACCTACAGGAGATAACACTGATATCATCATTGGTGAAGTTGGTGTGGGTAAGAGTTCTGGTGCTTCTGCACTTGTTCTTGCTAGAAGTGCCTCCAATAAAGTTGAGGTAATTTTCACAAATGGCAACAAGTTCCAAGATTCTGAAGAGGTTACGTTTACCGAGAGTGGTGTTACTGCAAATCTGTCTTCTTCTACTTCTGGTGATCCTAACATTAGAAACAATTACGTTTTGGATTCGGGTCAACGAGCTGAATATTATGACTTTGCTAGATTAGTAAGAAAAACAAACTTCCCAGAACCACAAGGTCAACTCAAAATTTATTTTGATCATTATGTAATAAATTCTGAGGATTCAGGTGATATGATTACAGCAAGTAGTTATACACAGGAGTTTTATGACATTACACCTTCTTTTGATGGTATAAGAAACGTTGATACTATAGATGTAAGACCAAGAGTTGCTGCGTACTCAGGTTCAAGATCTCCATTTGAATTTGATTCTAGAGATTTTAGTGGTGCAGGTCAATCTGCTTCTGTATTAGTATCAGACGAGAATATAACTTTTGATTATAATTTTTATCTCGGTAGAATAGACAGATTGTACGTCAATAAAGATAGAACATTCACTATCAAACAAGGTGTACCTGCTGAGAACCCAGTAGAACCAGATCCTATCTCAGAATCGTTTGAACTGGCAAGAATAGATTATAAACCATACGTTTATGATGCCAAGTCAGATACAAAGATTACCTTCCGTGCTAATAAGCGTTACACGATGAAGGATATTGGAAGATTAGAGAATAGAATAGAAAACTTGGAGGAGACAACAACTCTATCATTACTTGAGTCAAAAACAGATAGTCTTGTCATCAAAGATCCTGATACAGGACTCGATAGATTCAAGAATGGTTTTATTGTAGATCCTTTCAATGACTTCAATGTTGCTGATAAAACACTAGACTCACTCAAATACGATATCAAAGATGGTAAATTAACATCAAGAAAGTCACATGATAGTATAGATCTTCTTTTAGGATCTAATTCTGTGGTAGGAACTAATGGTGCTGCAGATCCCACAGTCGATCCTCGTTTTGCTACAGACTTAGGTTCACCTAATATCAAAAAGACTGGTGACCTTGTTACTCTTGATTACACTGAAGTAGTAGATAGAGAACAACCATTCGCTACAAGAGTTGAGAGTGTAAACCCATATGCATTTAGAGATTGGGGTGGTGTAATGACCCTCAATCCTGACTCTGATATTTTTGTTGATAGAAGATTCGTTACTCAGGATGGTGGTATTGGTTTCCATAATGATTTGATATCTGAAACAGAACCAGTGCCATTGATGAGAGCACAAAACGTTGCTTTCGTAGCATCAAGACTAAAACCAAATACCAATCTGTATACCTATTGGTCTGGTGACGATATGATTGAAAATAATATTCGTACCATACCTAAACTTCTTGAAGTTACACCAATACAAGGTGCTTTCCAAATTGGTGAGACAGTTCGTGGATTAGCGGTATCTACACAAAATAATAGTCAGAGTGCTGATATTAGATTCCGTGTATGCCAACCTAATCATAAGGCTGGTGCATTCAATAATCCATCATTCACATATTCATCAAACCCATATAGTCCAAATTTAGGAATATCTTCATCATATACCGAAACTTCTACAATAATCAACGTAGATATTGAAGGTTTGAATCAAAAATCTGATGGTAATTTTTATGGATTTGTATTGAAGGGAATGAAACTTGTTGGTGAGACAAGTGGTGCGGAGGCAGAAGTAAGTAACATCAGACTCATAACAGATGAATTCGGTGCAGTTTTAGGTTGCTATTACATCCCTGCTGGCACATTCCAGAATGGTACAAATACAGCATCATTGACTAGCGTAAGACCACAAGATGTTGTAACAGGACAAAACTTTACATCTGCAGGTGCAAATCACTTTTCAGAAGGATTTGAGATTACAGAGACCACACTTACAAGGACAGAGCCTGCTCCTCCTGTAATACCACCTCCTGTTATTATCCACCACACAGAGATAATAGAGAGAACAACTGAAAGAATTATTATAGAACCTGCAAGAGATCATGATGATGATCCTTTAGCACAGAGTTTCTTTGTTGAGGAAGATTCAGGTATCTTCTTGACATCAGTTGACTTCTATTTCCTTACAAAGTCTGATTCACTTCCAGTTGATGTAAGGATTGTATCTGTGGAAAATGGATACCCAACAAATAAAGTAATTAAGAATGCAAGAGTCATACTCAATCCCGATCAGGTCAACATTTCTGCAGATGGTACATTAGCCACTAATTTCAAATTTGCAAATCCTGTATATCTTGTACAAGGTGAGTATGCATTTGTTATAGGATCTGCTGACGCTGACTATCAGGCATGGATATGTCAAATAGGTGAAGAGGATATTTCTACTGCTAACTCTCCTGAGTTGGGTAAAGTTATCGTATCAAAACAACCAACACAAGGATCATTATTCAAGGGTCAGAATGGATCCACATGGACTCCATCACAGTTAGAAGATCTCAAGTATAAAGCATACAAAGCAGAATTTACCACAGAGACTGGAACAATAAGGATGTACAATCCTGAGTTAGGTTCAAATGGTGAAAGAAATAAACTACCATCAAATCCAATTGAGACATTCTCCAAGAGAGTTACTGTTGGATTGAATTCATCTATCGTGGGTGGATCGGGTGCAATTGTTCATGTAGGATCACAAATCAAACAGAACAATACAACTTCAACTGGTTTTGTCTCTGATCTCCTATCACACATTGGTGGTGGAGCATCTGGAACTTCACTTATCATTACTAATTCTGGTTCAAATTACGAAGATGGCACAGGTCAAGCGATTACCTTCACATCATTGACAGGAAGTGGTACTGGTGCAACTGGTATTGCTACAGTATCTGCTGGATCAATCACAGCAATCACTGTCAACAATACTGGATCTGGATATAGAGTTGGTGACACATTGACTGGTGCAATAGGATCAAAAGGATTAGGACAGAATTTAGTTGTAACTGTTGGTTTGACAACAGGTGTCAATGCATTAGAACTTACAAATGTATCAGGCACCGACTTCAATACAACTGACCTTATACAGGTTCACGACTCATCACTTGGTTATGGTGTTACAATTACAAGCATCATACCATCTGCAGTAACTGTGAACAGTGGCAAATTTGATGGTAAGCATTTCAAAGTTACACATCCAAATCACAATTTACACTCTTCTACTAACAGAGTCACATTATCAGGAGTTACTGGTGACACCGTACCAACAACTCTTACAGTAGGATATGCTGTAAGTGCTACAAGTGTAATCAGTGTTGGTAGTAGCACAGGATTCAACTTCTTTGAGGGTGCACAAGTTACAGCAAGCAATCCTGGTTTTGCTCTACTAGGAGAGGAGATTATAAGTTACACATCTGTTGGAACAAATGTTCTTAGTGGTGTCATTTCAAGAGGTGTTGACAATACATTTACAAGAACATATGTTGTAGGTGATCCTATACAAAAATATGAGTTATCTGGTGTATCTCTAAGAAAGATCAATACCACTCATAACTTTGCAGATGTTACAAATAATATTCAAGATAAGATTACTCTTGATGAATATCATTTAGAACTAACAGGATCTACATTCTTCAATAAAGACAAGCATGGTGGTGGTGACGCTGGTAAAGCAACATCAAATATACAATTTGAATCTATAGAACCTGCGATAAACTTTAGTTCTCCTGAGAACACTAAGATTGAAGCAAAATTGAGAACCACTTCTGCTACCAGTATTGGTGGAAATGAGTCATCATTCGTTGATAAGGGTTATGAGTCTATATCTCTCACAAACCCAACAAAATTCAAAGAACCAAGAATGGTTGCGTCTCGTGTAAATGAACAGAATGTATCAACATTACAAGCATTGCCAGGTGGTAAATCACTTACACTTGATCTAAGTATAAGCACATCTGATAAGAACGTATCACCTGTTGTCAACGTATTCAACAGTTCATTAAATACTAAGTCATCAAGAATCAACAAACCAGTTACTAATTACATTACTGATAGGAGATCTAACACACTTGATGATCCACATGATCAGGCATACATTACCAAATTGGTCAAACTTGAAAACCCTGCAACTAGCATCAAAGTTTTATTTGCTGCAAATGTTACTGGATCATCTGATGTAAGAGTCTTGTATAGATTACAAAGAGTAGATGGTGGTGGTGAAACTGATAAGGTATTTGAATTGATGCCTGGTTTTGATAACTTAGATGCATCTGGATTTGTAATCAACTCTAAGAACAATAGTGGTAAACCAGACAAAAAGACTTCTGCAAGTCTTGAAGGACAATTCAATGAGTTTGAATTCACAGTAGATGATTTACCTCAGTTCAACGGATTCCAAATCAAAATTGTATTCTCATCTAGCAATCAGGCAGAATCACCTGAAGTACTTGACTTCCGTGCCATAGCTGTGGCATAATATAAGTATGAAGTTCCGTCTACCTAAAAGGAAGATATACTTATATGCTTTACGTCTTCAACGTTGGCCAGTAAAATGGTGGGATGAGAAGGTAGAAGCAAGACGTAAAAAAGAGGAACTTCGTAAGAAAAAAATTGAATCACTTTATCCAAAAAAATGATTAACGCATGGTCATTAGCAGCAGAAGTATTGGAGGGCACTCTTGATGAAACATATCCGATCATCAAAAAAGATAAAGGTGGAGAATCACCCAAATCTGAAGAGGGATGTGAGAACGAGAGCGATAGTAAACACTGACTCCTCTGCTTATGAAAGATATATGAATGAAAAAGAGGTAAGAAATAGGCAACAAAACGAGATAGATACTCTTCGTCAAGAGATTGAGGAGTTGAAAAACATGATACGTGATAAATAACTCTGATACAAGTAGGTACATATGGCAGTTCCTGTCGTCAATATTGAAATCGAGCAGGGAACGGACTTTGAAACACAGTTCGATATAACCCAAACAGATGGGTCAGCGTTGAATCTGACTAATAGATCCTTATCTGCAAAGATGCGTAAGCACCATACTTCTGCAGGTAGTATTGGTTTTGGCATTACTTTTGGATCGGTGCCATCTGACGGTGAGATCACTATATCTTTGACAGATGTTCAAAGTGGTATTATAACTGCTGGTAGATATAATTATGATATAATAGTAACTAATGATGTCACTGGTAAGAAAGAAAAAGTTGTTACTGGACAGGCATTAGTCAATCCAACTATAACCTAATGGGATTCAAAGTTTCACTCGGAAATACATCATCCTTTTCTGTAAAGTTGGGGGAATCAAGTAGTGCTTTCAAAGTGCAAAAAGGTGGTACATTTTCAGGAGGTGGATCAGGCGTGGCAAGTAAACTTTCAGAATTAGACGATGTAGATAGGCAAGGAATCGGTAACAGATTCGTGCTTGTATATGATTCTGTGACAAATGCATTCAAATTCGTCAATCCTGATGAGGTGGTGAATGCTGCTGCTGGTGGTGCTTCTGTTCCAGCTGGTGCACCAGGACCTAGTGGATTCTCACAAGAAACTATTGATGAATTAGACACCGCATTAGACAATAAAATTGATCTTGATGCAGGTAGTTTCTAATACCTTTTTTCAATAAATATATTTTGACTGTGAAGCAGTCATAATACCTATGATGCTGTGACGTAAACTAAAAAGAATTTTATAACCTAATATGGCTTCTCCAATTCTGAAGTTCAAGAGAGGTAATTTCTCCAATTTACCTGGTTTGCAAGCTGGTGAACCTGCTCTGACAGTCGATAAGTTTGATCTATACGTTGGTATAGACTCAACTACGAACAACAATAAATTCATTGGTTCACAACGTTTTTGGACTCTAGAAACAGCAACAACAGGTTCTGGTGTAAACCTTGTTGAGGGGTCAAATAATGGAAGTAATCATATTGTATTGAAGGCACCTGCCTCAATTGCAAGCAATCAAACCTATACATTCCCTGCTGCTGCAGTCAATCAGGGATTATTGGTCAGTGATGGTGATGGTAATCTTTCATGGGATACAAGTGGAGGATTCGGTGCTGGAACATTAGCAATCAATGCTTTAGACATAGATGGTGGAACTGATATAGGTGCTGACCTTGTTGATGCAGATGAGGTTATTGTTGATGACGGTGGTGGTGGAACAAATAGAAAATCAGATCTTTCAAGAGTTAAGAAATATATTTACTCGGCAGCATCAGGAGATGCCACTGCTAGTGATAGTGGTGCAATCACACTTGCAAACTCAGGTGTATCTGCTGGAACAGTTGGTTCATCAACAGCAATTCCAATTTTAACTATCGATGCTAAAGGTAGAGTTACAAACACATCTACTACAGCAATCGACCAGACATCTATTGCACAAGGCAACTCTAGCATTAGTGTTACTGACACTGGCACTGGATCTGCAACAGTTACAATTGATGGAGCAACCCATTCAGTATTAGCTGCTGCTGGTATTACACTTAGTCAGGGTGCTTTTGTTGGTAATCTTACAGGTAACGTTACAGGTAACACAAACGGTACTCACACTGGATCTCTATCAGGGGCAACTGCAGGGACTCTTCCACTCTTAGCGGTTGATATTGATGGTGGCACTGCAACATCTACAGTTGCTGACGCTGATATCATGATAATTGATGATGGAGCAAATGGAACAAATAGAAAGGTAACTGCCTCAGTTCTCAAAAACTACTTTCTCGGTGGTGGTGCAGGTGCTAACTTCAATAGTATTAATGTAAGTGGTATTACGACTGCAGGTGAACTTGATGCGACAACACTGAAAGTTTCTGGTATCTCAACATTTACTGGAACAGTTGATATCAACGGAGCAATCGATGCTGATGGTGGTGCAAATATTGCAGGTGGTGAGACCGTTCTTTCTTCTGCTACTGTTTCAGACCTCACAGATAATAGAGTTGTAATTGCTGGCACATCTGGTGCTCTTGAGGATTCAGGAAACCTTACTTTTGACGGAACAACACTGACCGTCACAGGTGCTGCTGCGGTAGATAATCTTTCACTAAATGGAAACACTGTAACAACATCTTCAGGTAATCTTACTATAGATTCTGCAGGTGGTACTACAACGATTGCTGATAATACCATAATCTCTGGTAACTTGACAGTTAATGGTACCCAGACAGTTGTTAATTCTACTACAGTGTCAGTGGATGACAAGAATTTGGAGTTAGGTACAGGTGCTGCTGATGACGCTGCTGCAAATGGTGGTGGTATTACAATAGTATCAGGTGAAGGTAATAAGACATTCCAATTTGAAGCAACAGGTGACAACTTAGGATCTTCTGAGAACCTAAACATTGCATCTGGTAAAGCATACAAGATCAATAATACCTCAGTTCTAAATGCAACGACTCTTGGAGGTGCTGTTGTAAACAGTTCTCTAACATCTGTTGGCACACTTGCAAGTCTAGGTGTCAGTGGTGCAGTTGACATTGGTGGTGACGTAGATATTGATGATGCTACTCAATCAACCAGTAATACAACTGGTGCGTTGAAGGTAGACGGTGGTGTTGGTATTGTCAAGAATGCAAACATCGGTGGCACATTAGATGTTGATGGACAAATCACAAGTGCTACTCCACTAAGACATCAAACTGGTGGTGGATTGATTGCTGGTGTTGGTGCTATCAAGAATACTGGTAATATTGGTTTGGTTACTGCATTCAAGTTTACTGGATCTGGTATTGACACATTCACAGTTGCAAATGGTATCGCCAATGTCGTAACAACTGGTGTTGCTGCAACAACATTTACTACATCTGAGACAGTAACTGCAACTCAAGGTCAAACAGCACTTACATTTTCTGCAGGTTACACTAGCGGATTCGTAGATGTTTACATCAATGGTGTTCGTCAAATTACTGGAACTGATTATGCAGAAACTGATGCAAATACAGTCACCCTAACATCTGGTGCTACAGTTGGTGATGAGATTGAAATTGTTGCATTCAAGTCATTAGGCACGATTGTAAACGTCGGATCACTCACAACTGCTGCTGATCTAACAGTGACAGGAGTGGCAACTGCAACTGGTGGATTTGTTGGAAACTTAACTGGTACTTCTTCAGTCAGTACAACTATCACAGTTGCTGATGAATCATCAGACACAACTTGTTTCCCTCTATTCGCTACTGCTGCGACTGGAAACCTTGGAGCAAAGACTGGTTCTAACCTAACATTCAATTCTGATACAGGTGCTTTATCTGCTACATCATTCGCAGGTTCTGGTTCTGGATTGAGTGCTGGAACAGTTCCAATCACTTCTTTAGACATAGATGGAGGAACTGCTACCACAACACTTGCTAATGCTGACCTATTCATTGTTGATGATGGTGCAGGTGGTACAAACCGTAAAGTAACATTCCAGAAATTATCTGAGTCAATCTTAGGTGGATCTGATGGTGCTACATTCTCTTCTGTAGATGTAACTGGTGACTTCGATGTTGATGGAGCAACTACACTTGATGTAACAACTATTGATGGATTACTTGATATCAATGCAGGTGGTCAAGCAAATACATTCAAGATAGAGGACTTGACATCAGGTCGTGTTGTACTTGCAGGTACATCTGGAGAGATTGAAGATTCAGGAAACCTAACATTCAACGGATCTACTCTTGCTGTTACTGGTAATATAACAGCAAATAACGGTGCAACTATTACTGGTGCAGAGACTACCATGTCATCTGCTACCGTCAGCGATCTTACAGATAACCGTGTCGTAATCGCTGGTTCTTCAGGTGCTCTTGAAGATAGTAACAACCTACAATTTGACGGATCGACATTAGCAGTTACAGGTAATATTACTGCTAGTGCAAACGTCACAGTTAGTGGAAACCTAACAGTCAACGGTACAACCTCACAAATCAACACCGTAAACACAACTATTGAAGACACCTTATTAGAACTTCAAAAGGTTGATGGTGGTAACCTAAGTTCTGATACTAACAAGGATGTTGGTATTATTATGAACTACTACAGTGGATCTGCTAAAAAAGCAGCGTTCTACTGGGATGATAGCACATCAAGGTTCGTAGTTTCTGCAGTTGCTACTGAGAGTTCAGGTGTAATGACAAACTCTACAGCAGGTGGATTTGAAGTAGGATCATTATTTGTCAATGACTGTGCAGGTACATCACAAGTAATAAGTTGTTCAGGAACAACTCGTTCTTTAGAAAATATAAGTGTAGATGGGGGCACATTTTGATAGCTAAATAACCCAGTTATAAAATTATTATGAACGAAGAGATCAATGCTCTTCTGAGGGTCTATCAGAGTAAAGTAAGTCAACTTACTGCAATGAATATTTCTCTTGAAGCAAAACTTCAAGTGTTGAACGCTCAAATAGAAGCACTCTCCTCCCCTCAAGAGGATTTCAAAGGTGCTTCAATACCAAAACCAAAATCAACTGCTAAGAAGTGATTTCTGACGAGCAGTTGATTTTTTATGTCGCAGTGCCTGGTAGCGGATGGGCAAAACTATCTCTACTACTAGGTTGTTGTGGCAAATTCAATCTAAATTTGACTGACAGAAGTCCACAGAGAGAGGAAACTGGAAAAAAGGGTGACACAGGATGTGTTCATCATAAGGGTGCCTTCTGGGATCCTCTTATGGAATTTGGAGAAGGATTTGATGACCTTGAAAAGAATCATACTAAAGAATCTTTCAAGGAAGAGTGTCTTAGAGCATTCACTAAAATCAATGATCAGAACTATCTTATTAGATCACACTTCTTTGCAGAGACTAAGAACCTGAATTGGTTGAAAAAAAATTTTCCTAACAACAAAATAATCTTGGTACTAAGAGACACCAAATTATGTTGGGAGGGATGGAATAATGGTATGACATTTACTGGACGATATCCATCATACAAAGCTTGGATGAAATATACGTTCATAAATGATCATCCAGAAAATTATGATAAGATGTGGTCACTTATTCTACGACATGATAAAATGATTCGAGAATTTGTAAGGGACAATGAGTGTCTTATCATACAGCCGAACAAAACTTTTTTAGATCTATTAGATTATAGATGGGATGATGAAGGGAAAGAGGAATATGATAAATTGATTATGGTGCATCAATTTTTTAAGAGTGATGTTCCTATGTTCGATGCACCTTTTGTTTTTTATAATTGTAATGACATCTTCAAAATTCAATCCTGAACAGTTAGTATTCTTTATTGGTATACCTGGATCAGGTTGGGCAAAGATTGATTCTTTACTTAGATGTTGTAAAAAATTCAATTTTAACACATCGGATTATAGAGAAGATAGATGCCAAACCATAAAAACAAAATATTATGTAGAACATAAAGGTCACTTCAGCGGACCTGGTTGTGAGTTTGGTGAGGGATTTGATAACCTTCCTAAGTATCATACAAAAGAAAGTTTTGTAGAGGAAGCGATCAAACCATATGCAGAGATAAATGATACACAAAGGTATATGGTCAAATGTCATTTTTTCTGTGAGCAACAAAATATAGAATGGTTGGATAAAAATTTTCCCAATAATATGATGATATTTGTTCTTAGAGATAAAGATAAGTGTGATGATAGGTGGTTGACATCAATGACTTTTGCTAAAAATTATCCAAGGTACACAGCATGGCAAGTTGTTGATGATCCTGATGAAGAGAATGGATGTCATGATCAAAGAAATGTAGAAAATTTTAAGAAAATGAATGAGAAACATAATTTATCAATGAGAAATTTTTTTAGAAAGGCAAGAAAACCTAATTTTATTACATGTCCTACAAGACATTTTCTAGATAAGGTTGGGTTTGAATGGGACGCTGAAGGTCAAAAAGAATACCTTGCTTACCTTAGAAATTATTCTCTAGGCAAAACCTTGACAGTGGTTCCTAGTTGGGATACGTCAATTGGTTTTTATAATTGTCAAGATATTATAGACTTCTCATAATGGAATCTTATTTTAGTGGTGTATGGCAAGACCAAAACTTTGCCAACCTCAAATATTCTGGATATCAACTTGTTGAATATGTGAATAATCTAAAACCCAGAAGCGTATTAGATATTGGGTGTGGTTATAATAGATTCAAAAATAAAATTCATAAACTCATAGGATTAGATCCATACAATAAAGCAGCAGACATACCTCTACCTCTTGAGGAAATTTGCACCAGTATGAAATTTGATATAGTTCTTGCTCTTGGGTCTATAAACTTTGGTGACGAAAGCGTTATTGATAATCAAATGGAGATAATTGACAAGTTGTTTGAAAGAGAAGCGATCTTCAGAGTCAATCCTGGCATACCACATGATTGGGCAGATTATGGTGATATAGTTTGGTATCCTTGGACAAAAGAAAAGATAAATAATATTGCATCACGTTTTAATTACACGGTAAAGTGTATTGAAACTGAACATGTGAAGCAGGGTCACGAACGACTCTTTTTTGTATATGCTAAATAACAACGTAGATAAGGTAAAGTAACAATGCTTTCTGGAACAGATTTCGTTAAGAAGATCAAAGAAGGAAACAAGGAACTATTTGAAGCATCACGCTCAAATGTTCGTCGTTTTTTCGCTTCCAACCCAAGTGATGAGTATCTAGTTGAGCACTTCCGTGGACGCATGGTCAACGAAGCTCAGAATATGTATGCTATCGCTGGACAGGTTGCTTCTGCAGATCCTTCTACAGACGTAAAAGACTTAGAATTACTAAGCAAGCAAGCTTTGGACGAAGCAAAGCACTTCCGTATGGTAAAGGAAGTAATCGAGCACATCACTGGTGAAAAACTAGATGTTGCTGCTGCATTCGCTGCTGAAGCAGAGAAACCACAAGCAAAAGGTGCATCACTTCTTGAGAAGTATGAAGCATCAGAAGACGCTGCTGCACTTGCTGCATACCAATTGGTAGCAGAAGGAAGAGCAGAAGCTGTGTGGGCAGAAATGGCAGACTGTGTAGAGGACAAGTTCATCGCACATCGCTATGCAACAATCGCTAAAGACGAAGGATTCCACTCAAACTTAGGTGGAAGAGCACTTTCAAAATTAGTTGAAGGTAGTGCAGAACTTCAGTCTCGTGTGCTTTCACTTGTTGAAAGAATGAGAGAAGATTTATTAGAGATCAGCAATAAGAATACTGCTACTCCTCTAGCCGTTGTTTAAAGGTCTTACGACCCTTACGGATCTCATCGTCTAACCAATGCTTCTTGCAAGGAAAGACATACTTATGGTTGGCATCGACGCTTATAAAGTTGTCGATGCCTTCTTTTATGACTGGAAATTCTAGGAGACGACCCAAATACTCAACATACTTTTCTTTGTATAGAAAGAATGCTTCATGATCTATGAAGTGCACTGCCATATCTTTATAGTATTCTAGTGCAGTGTCCATGGTACACTCACCACCCACTCTTACTTGCTGTAGTTCGTTTATATTTCTGTCCCTAACAATAACTGCAATAACAGGTTGTACACCTAGCGATATCGCTTTCTGTGCAACCTCTTTTATTTTTGGCACTTGTCTTACACCATCATAGAAGAAAGGCACACTGACATTTGCACAAAAGAAATCTCCTTCTGGAAATTTTAGTTCCTCTGGATGTACCCAGTATCTTGCAAATGGTTCTTCATCACTAGGAACCCAATACTTATCATGTAGACTCTCCCACCCAATTACGTTCGGGTGAAGCGAGAGGATTCTGGCGAACAGGTGATTCCCAGATCCCTGAGGTCCTGTTACAATCAGTAGTTTTTTCATTGGCATTCCAGTGGCGGATTACTCCGCTAATAATAAAGCAATTAGTAATGAGGTAGGTAAAAAATATAATAGACCGTACCACAAGTACGTGATTGTCATATTCTTTTGTTCTGTCGTCTGAGAATGATCCGAGTGCATATTTCCAAATCCTAGCAGCATTTCCCATTCGATCCTTCATCGTAGGCATGATCAGTGTCCTTTAGAATAGGAGTCGATGGCGTATTGGGGTTCCATTGAAAGGGAACTCCAGTCTTATTACCATCGTCAAGAGGAGACTCTTTGACATATCCGATATACTTTGAATTTGCATCCTGTTCTAGTATTTCATTTACTCTTTCATCATACCATGCAATTGGTATTCCTATGTCTAATGTTTTCAAATACTCTTGTTTGTAAAGATATAACAACTCGTAACTTAAGAATGTTGGATTGTCAAATTTTGGTAATTGATCCAAGAAATGTCTGGTGGTGGATTCTTCTCTGATTCTACTTTGCTGATTCCTTAGTATATTTTGATCCCTTCCTATGACTAAGACTTTGGTATCTATACCCAAGTCCTTCGCATTCGTGCAAAACTGCACCACGTTTGGACACCATTTCGTCCCTTTACTTTCTATGCCAAGCGGGATACTAATCGAAGTAAAAAAATATTGACTTTGCGACCAGTCGAATTTATGCAGTGTTTCTGGATTCCTCCAATACTCTGCAAAGGGTTCGCTAAAACGATGTGCTTCCCAATAATTGTCAAGCAGCGTTTTCCAACCGAAAACATCTTGGTGTAGTGATAAGATCTTTGACCATAGGTGGTTGCCCGACCCTTGAGGTCCCGTGAGCACGACAAGTGTTCTCTTCATACATAATATTCCCTACAGACTAATTATAACATAAATATCCTTGACTGTATATACAGTCAGACTTTAGGTATATACCGAATGTAACTGATGGCATCTCCCGTTATAAAGATAAAGCGTTCTTCCGTACAGAACAACGCTCCTACCGCAGCACAATTAGAACTAGGTGAATTAGCTCTAAACACGTACGACGGTAAACTCTTCACAGAAATTAATGATGGCACCGTATCAATAGTAGAGATAGGTGGACATCTAAGGCATTTAGCAGTAAGCGGAATATCAACATTTACAGGTAATATAGATGCAAATGGAGCACTTGATGTAGATGGTCAAACAGATTTAGATGTACTAAACGTATCTGATACAGCGACATTTGCAGGTGATGTAGGAATAAACGGTAGTGTAACAACTGATATTTCATTGGTCAGCACTGACGCTGGCAGCAGTGCAGGTCCTATAATTGACTTGTACAGAAATAGTGCTTCTGCTGCTGATGCAGACTACATGGGACAGATAAAGTTCCAAGGTGAGAATGATGCAGATCAGAAGATAGTATATGCTAAGATAACAGGTAAAATACAAGATGCATCAGATGGCACTGAAGATGGTCTCATCGAATTTGCTAATAAGAAAGCTGGTTCAAATGTTATAACAGCGAGATTGAGAAGTGATAGTTTACAATTACTGAATGGTACAAATTTCTCTGTTGCTGGTGACAGCACTCTCACAGGAGGTCTTGATGTAGATGGTCACACTGAGATAGATAATCTAAAATCAGTTGGTATCGCTACATTTTCTAATAATGCTATACATGCAAATGTATATTCAACTGGTATATCAACTATATCTGGATTCAGATTCCCTACATCTGACGGGGATGAAGATCAAGCACTTGTTACAGACGGAAATGGTTCACTCTCATTCAAGACTTTATCAGGTGGTGGAGGTGGTGCTACAGGTGCTGCTACAACAATATCATCAGGTATAACCACTGCAACTCAGGGACAAACAGTTTTCAGCACACCTCATCCACACAATGATGGCACAAACACATACAGTACCCAAGTCTTTGTAAACGGTGTAAAGCAAAGACCACAAGGTGCTGGAAATGCGACAAAAGACTTTACTACATCAAGTAATTCTACAGTTACATTTGAAGAAGGATTGAATGTAGGTGATGAAGTTGTATCAATTGTTTATTTTGGACATACGATTGATGAGGAATATTTTACAGCGACACAAGGTCAAGTTCTATTTCCTCTCTCAGGAAGTTTATCAGCCCAGAAAAACTTTAGAGTATTTGTTAATGGTGTAAAACAAAGAAATGGTTCTGACTATGGTGTTGCTGCTCCAGTAAGTCTTGTTGTTCCGTGTGCGGAAGGTGCACACGTAGAAATAGTTTGTGATAATGCAGAAGATGCATTTGTTGCTACAGATCAACAAACAAACTTTACACCTACTTCAACTGACATTACCGAAGACAATATGCAAGTATATGTCAACGGTATACAATTATTCGGTGGTATTGATTTCAGTATAGGAAGTCCATCTGTAACATTTACTGATGCATCAGGTCTCACAGTCGGTGATGAGGTCGATGTATGTATCAGACGTACCGCATAAATACAAAAAAAGTAGATAGAAATGCCAAGCACTAGACAGGAATTAATTGAATATGGCAAGAGGCAGTTAGGTCATCCTGTCTTGGAGATCAATATTGCTGATGAGCAGATAGAAGATAACTTAGACGATGTTTTTACTCTATACCAAGATCGCCATATGGATGGTGTAGAGAAGATGTATCTAAAGCATAAGATAACGAAAGATTTTACTGATACCATACAGGCAACAAGTGCTCCATCTCGTGAAACATCAACTGGTCTGACTACAACCACATCTTCTAGTGTAAACATAACAGGTGTTGGTACAACCACATTTTCATTTGAAGAAACACAGAACTTTATACAAATACCAGATGCTGTTATAGGTATTGAAAAGGTATGGAAAGTTGATAGTCGTGCGATAGCATCTAATATGTTCAACATAACATATCAGTTATTCTTGAATGAGATATATTACTTCAGTTCTATGGAGTTGTTGAGTTACACACAAACGAAAAGATATCTTGAGGACATAGATTTTATACTGCATCCTGATAAACAAATAAGATTTAACAGAAGACAAAATAGATTATACATTGATAGTGATTATAGTAGTATGAAGGAGGATGATTATCTTATCATAGAGTGCTACAGAGTATTAGATCCTAATGACTATCCAAAGGTTTACAACGACAGATGGATCAAAAGATATTTTACAGCGAAATTGAAAAAACAATGGGGTCAAAATCTTATAAAATTTCAAGGAGTCAAATTGCCAGGTGGTGTAGAACTAAATGGTAGACAGATATACGAAGACGGTGTTGCTGAAATGCAAGCACTAGAAGATAAGATGACAACCGAGTACGAATTACCACCACTTGACTTTATAGGATAATGGCACTCAATCCTTTCTTTTTACAGGGTAGTCAAGGTGAGCAAAGACTACTACAAGATCTTGCAAATGAGACTATACAAATACATGGCATAGAGTTTGTCTATATGCCACGTATCTTTGTCAATACAAAAACTGTTTTGAGAGAGGTAACAACATCAAAATTTGACAAAGCATTCCCAATAGAGGGTTACATAAAATCATACGAGGGATTTGATTCTGGATATAATTTACTAACAAAATTTGGTGTGAGATCAACAGCCAATATGGAGGTGTTGATATCACAGGAGAGATATAAAGAGTATATAATGCCACTATTATCAGGTGTCACTGGTCTTTCTAATGATCCTGAAAGACCCTTAGAGGGTGATCTATTGTGGTTCCCGTTGAGAGATATATTATTTGAAATCAAGTATGTAGATGATGTGGTTGACTTCTATCAACTCAGAAAGAATTACACATATCAATTGACACTTGAACCATTCGAGTATGGAGAAGAAGAAATCAATACTGGATTAGATGCTGTTGACGATGACTTTAGAACTGCAGGTTACAATGTCACTATGACACTGGTTGCTGCAGGTTCAACCGCTACAGCAATTACATCTTTAGCGTCAGGTAGTATTCATAAAGTAGATGTTGTATCTGGTGGTAGTGGATATAGTAATGCACCTACGATACAAATAGAAGCACCTGTGGGTGGTGGGAGAACTGCAACTGCTGTTGCTCTTACAACCTCATTTGGAACATCAAACTTCAAAACATTATCTGTATCTGAAATAAAAATAACAGATCCAGGTTTTGGATATACCAGCATACCAACTGTTCAATTTATTACTGATGATGGTAAAGGATCTGGTGCGGTAGCTTCTGCAGGTATTGCCACTACTGGTAGTGTTGGTATTATTACATTCACTTCTACGGGTGCTCAGTACTCAACCAACCCAACAGTTACATTCAGCCCTGCACCTGCAGGTGGTGTGAC